CCAGATTATCATCATCAGTTAATTGTGCCAATATGTTTTTATCTATTCTCATTTTTAAATCTGTTATTGAAGCATAAGACATATGTGTACACCTCTTTTAAAAAACGGGCAGTGGTTACTGCCCGTATACAAAAGTTTTAAAGTACTTTTATAGACATAACACCATATGGATGTTCAATAATGGGGAAAGGCTTGCTTTCTACTAATACTTTATATCCTTTATGGTTAGGTTTTTCTTCAACATAAGAGAAAACATCTCTTTGCTGAACTGGATTGCTGCCAAACATAGTTGAATAAATAGAACCATAATAAAGTTTAAAAGCGTCTGGATTTATAAAATAAATTCTGTCTTTGTCAAGATAATTAGTCCTTGTTCCGGAAGAGTCATACTGTCCAAAATAAGAATAAATGTCTCCTATACCTCTTATCCTTATAAGCCTTTCAACCAAAGTGTTAGAATCTAATTCAGGCACAAATGTTCCAAACTCATCTTTAAAGTCAGTTAGCTTAGTCATTATTGTAGAATTATAAGATATTAAATCCGCTACATTTTCACCACAAAGAATAACAGCAGGACGTTTTCCATTCATTTTAGCGAATGTATTTCTCCATGTTCTTAAATCTTCCATTGGTGTAGTTTCTGAATTTGACCACAGTACGCTTGATTGAAATTTAAATCCAGAATATAATTGATAATCATGCGAATACGTAAACTTGCCATCATTATAAGTATAGGCAAAAGTGGCAATAGCCTGCGCAAGCATTTCTTCTACCCTTCTCATTTGCATATTTCTTAAGTCTATTTGTTGTTCTCTTACTTTACTTTTTACAACTGAATTAAGTCTTTCTGCTGAAGCCCTAATATCTTCCATAGGTGGTGGTACGGAATCAAAAACCTCTCTTATATCTACATCAGATTCTAAAGGCATAGAAGGAATCAAAGCAACTCTGGATTCTCTTACATTATCAGTTGCAACATTTACATTTTCATCATGAAATCCTCTCATTGGTGCTAAAGGCTGCGGCTTTATATAAAAGTCATATTTGATTTGTTCGATAGGACTTGCCTTTACTTTAGGGCTTCCGAGTCCTACACTTCCTATAAGTGTTTTTGTTAAAAATTGTGTGTCAGGTTTCAAATCAGACGCCATACCAGTCCAATAAGACCATCCACTTGGTGTTAAAAGTACATTTGCCATTCATATCACCTCATTAGTTTACTGTATTTGCTGAATATGTATTAACAAAACGTATTAAAATTCCTGGTTCAAATTTAGCTCTATCAGCTAAAATTGGTTTAGCATGATATTTTACTTTTAATGTGTAATTTACCGGAGTTTCAGTACTCTCTCCAGGTGCGTTACCAACGTCAAGAATAGTAAGCGTTGCACCGTCTACTGTGTAATCGTCCGCTGTCAAAATTGTAAAATCAAGTGATTCCGCAGCTGTTCCAGTAGCTGTAATAGGAGATACTTGCACTTCTAACATTTCTACACATTCTCTGCCTAAAGTAAATATTGTCTGTGCCGCTGAACCAGCACCGCCATTGTCATCTCCGTTAAAAGATTCCTCAAAGAACGGTATAACAGCAAAGTCATCAGCAAAAGTACCCCTTACCGCTATATTAGCCAATTCACCGGAATCTATTGAGTGATTTACAACAATTCCAATTGGTTTTTCAGTTGCCGAGGATACATTTGGGTCATAATATGTTATTGCGTTACCAGAAACTACCCTTGAAACAAGATAGCCTTCTTCTAAATCAGTGTTGACTACTTCCTCTATAATATCCTCTTTGTGGAACCACGATGTTCTTTTTACATTGCTTGGATAAATATATGTGTCAGCCATTTTCTCAGTCCTCCATTACTTTATCGAAAATTTTTCGTTGTCTAATTTTCCTAAATCTTCTGCTGTTATAGTTGTTTTATTAAAATCAGCAGTATAAGTCTGTTTTTCCGAAACTTTATCAGTTTTACTAATCATTTCACCAGCTAATTCAATTGAAATTTTGTCATCACTGATAAGTTTAACAAAGTATTCAATATTTGCTGGCGAGTAACCTTCTGCAAACTTTTCCGATTTCCACGCTTCCAAAGCTAATACAGTTTTTTCATTTATTAATATCTTTGCTTTTTCTTCCAACTCTGCTATTTTTTTAGAGTATTCTTCTGTTTTAGAAATCACTTCTGAATATTTCTGTTTTAATTCCAAAAGTTCTTTTTCCATTTTTTCACCTTCCATATCTAATTCTAAATTTTCTATTCCAAAAAATTTTCTTACGTATTCCTCAAAAAAATCTTTAAACTCACTGAAATTAATTTTTTGCATTTTTTTATGACGTGGATGATTAGTAAGCGCTACACCAGCAAAAACAAACTTTTTTTCTTTTCCATCCGCCGTTATATAATTTTGATAAATTTCAGGGCTTAAATAAGCATATTTCTGATTTTCAATTAATTCTTTTCCAGTTTCGTATAATTCTATTATTGCCCATAAACCTTTTTGATTTTCATCTGATTTCTCAATAAAAAGTTCTTTAATTGCACCAATTTTTTCATCAGAATGAGAAACATTTAATATCAATTCATAGTGTAATATATTTTGTGAATAATTTTCAAACATTTGTTCAATTTCCGATTTCGAATAACCAATTTGTTTTTTTTGTCCGAACCAATCATTTTCCCAAAATTTGCCTTCGGGAATTACACAATGCTTAATTGTGAAGTTATCAATTTTCTGTATTTTTTGTCCCATCAGAACTATTTTTTCCATTAGTTTCACCACCTTTAGCATATATTTTTTCAAAATTTTTGCCAACATCTTTTTTCAAAACACCCATCTTTTCATACACATTATATCTTACATTATCATTAAGACTATTTCCTTGCGATAGTATTTGTAAAATGCTTGCATATTGTCTCATAGTTTCTGCATTGGCAGTTTTAGCTATAACGAATTTTCCATAATCTTCTTGCTCACCAAAATTAATTTTTATAATAGGTTTTACAAAAGCGTCCAAAAGCACATCTTGATGTGTTTTTGATGTAGTTTCGTTTTCATCTATAAACCAAGAAAACTGTACTTCACCAAGATTATAAGTACCGTTATTTTTAACATTTACTAATAATTGAGGTATTCCTAATTTTCTTAAATATGCACTTAATGCTATATCAATTCCTTTGTCAAATATTTCCCCTGAATTTTTAGGTTCTATAAGAGAAATATCTTCATCTGTAGCTATTGCAGCGGAAGCTATATTATACATATTTCTTAGCATAAGAAGCATTGATTCCGTATCAATACTTTTGCCAATAGCCCATGGTGCTCCGAATCTTTCAAGAGTTTTACCAAAATTATAAAGTGAAGTTCGTGCTAACAAAAAGAAAGGGTATAAAGACGCAATTTCAGACTTCCCAAATATACCATGACCAGGTCTAAAATTAAGATATAATAATTTATTAAATGGTATATCGCC